AATTTTGCAGCCAAATGTGTTTTAATACCTTTATCTGAACTATTTATAACTGACGGAAAGGGAAAATAGAAATGGCTAAAAACACAATAGTAATAGACGGTGATATTCTAGCGTATAAAAGTGCTGTGAGTGCTGAGTATGATTGCAAGTGGGAAGACGGCTTGTGGACATTACACGCAGATGAAAACCAAGGAAAATATTTAGTGCTTTCTGAAATAGAAGACCTTAAAGAAAAGTTTAAGGCAAATAAAGTAATTGTAGCGTTGACTGATAAAAACAATTTTCGAAAAGATGTTTTACCAACCTACAAGGACAATCGAAAACAAAAACGTAAACCACTTATACTAAAGGCTTTACGTGAGTATCTAGTGAAGGAATGGAATGCAATAATTCTACCGAATCTAGAAGCAGATGATGTCATGGGCATTGTCGCAACCAAACCTAGGAAGAACGAGAAGATAATTCTATGTTCAATAGATAAAGACTTGAGACAAGTTCCAGGTACTTTATATGATGGTGAAACTATGGTTAAAAGAAGTAACAAAGAATGTAATTGGTGGCACTTAGTGCAAACACTTACAGGTGACGCTGTTGACGGCTTTTCAGGTTGTCCTACAGTTGGAATAGTTACTGCTCAAAAAATTCTTGACAATAAAAGAATGACTACTCGAAAGATGTGGAACTTAGTTGTTAAGGCTTATGAGAAACAAGGTCTTTTCGAACATGACGCTTTACAACAAGCACGTGTTGCAAGGATTTTAAGATACGGAGATTACAATAAGAAAACAGGTGAGGTAAACTTATGGCAAGTATAGAAGGTGATACTTACTTGTCTGAGTTAAAATTAAAAGCTGAAAAAGATAAAGATAAAGAGGTGGTAGACAAGCCACCTCACTATTTGAAATATAAAATTGAACCTATAACTTTTGTAATGACAAATCAATTACCTTTCGCTGAAGGAAATGTTATCAAATATATAATGCGTTGGCGTGATAAGAATGGAATACAAGATTTGAAAAAAGCTAAACGCTATATTGATTTAATAATTGAATTAGAAGAAACAGGAAATATTGACCCTAAAAAAGAATGGAAGGAATAACATGGACTACAGTAAAGATACATTAATAACGGAAGTAGGAATGAGAATACTTAAAGACCGTTATCTAATCGATAGCGAAACAAGTCCTCAACAAGCTTTTAAAAGAGTAGTAGATACTTACTCTGATGATTCTATAATGGCTGACCGTATGTATAAATATGTATCTAACTTGTGGTTTATGTTTGCTACTCCTATTCTAACTAATAGTGGAACAAAAAGAGGAATGCCAATTTCATGCTTTCTTAATTATGTTCCTGATAGTAGAGAAGGACTAACTGAGCATTACACAGAGAATGCTTGGTTAGCTTCTGTTGGTGGTGGTATCGGTGGATATTGGGGACACGTAAGAAGTAACGGAACAAAAACTTCAGGGGGTTCTCAATCTTCAGGTTCAATTCCTTTTATGCACGTAGTGGATAGTGAAATGTTAGCTTTCTCTCAAGGTAAAACTAGAAGGGGCAGCTATGCAGTTTATCAAGATATTAGTCACCCTGAAATAGAAGAGTTTATTGAAATGCGAAAACCTAGTGGTGGAGACGTTCATAGAAAATGTTTGAACCTTCATCATGGTATAGTTATTACAGATGAATTTATGAATATTGTCGAAGACTGTACAAAAAATTTAGGGGCAAATGATGATTGGCAATTAATTGACCCTCATACAAAAAAAGTTGTGCGTACTGTTTCTGCTCGAAAATTGTGGCAAAAAATTTTAGAGACTAGAGTAACAACAGGTGAGCCTTATTTGTTTTTTAAAGATACAGTTAATGCAAGTTTGCCTGACGCACAGAAAAAATTAGGATTAAAAGTATATCACTCTAACTTATGTAGTGAAATAACTTTACCAACAAATGAAACAAGAACAGCCGTGTGCTGTTTATCAAGTTTAAATATAGAAAAATATGATGAATGGAAAAACAACTCTGAGTTCATACCTGACGTGGTTCGTTTCCTCGATAATGTATTGGAGTATTTTATTAACAACGCTAGTGATAGCCTTAGTCGTGCTAAGTATTCTGCTAGTCAAGAGCGTAGTATTGGATTGGGGACAATGGGTTTCCATTCGTATCTCCAAAGTAAAAAAATTCCTTTTGGGAGTGCGTTATCCAAAGGATTAAATTTAAAAATATTCTCTCATATAAAAGACCAAGCCGAACAAACTTCAAAAAATTTAGCTAGTGAAAAAGGTGAAGCACCTGATATGCAAGGTACAGGTATGCGTAACGCTCATCTTTTAGCTATTGCACCTAATGCCTCAAGTAGTATTATTTGTGGTAGCACTAGTCCTTCCATAGAACCTCTCCGAGCAAATGCTTATAGTCAAAAAACTATGAGTGGTACTCACTTTATGAAAAATAAATATCTTCAAAAACTTTTAAAAGAAAAAGATATAGACAACGAAGAAACCTGGAAAAGCATTATTGCTAATCGAGGTTCAGTAAGACACTTAGAACAATTAAATGATTGGGAAAAAAATATCTTTGCTACAGCAATTGAAATAGACCAAAATTGGATTATTGAATTAGCTGCTGATAGGCAAAAATATATTTGTCAATCACAAAGTTTAAATATTTTTGTTCCTTCAGATGTTAATATAAGAGATTTACATTTATTACATTTAAAAGCGTGGAAGAAAAAATTAAAAACTTTATATTACTGTCGTTCTGAAGCAGTCAAAAGAGCAGAAATAATTTCAACAAAAATTGAAAGGAAAGTTAGACCAGATTCAGAAGAAGGTTGTCTAGCTTGTGAAGCATAATGGCAAAAGCACCTAAGTGGGGTGTCAACACTTATAAAAAAACAAGTAAGAAAAAAATAGGCAGACATAAAAAAAATTTAAACAAATCTGAAAAACGAAATTATAAAAGAAATAGAGGACAAGGAAGATGACCAAGTGTAACAACAAATGTGAATGTGGAAGACGCATACATGATAAAGACAAAACAAAAAAAGAAAAACTAAATGTGCTGTGGCATACATATCATACCATATTAGCAACAGAATTATTAATTATTATTATAATAGAAGGGATTGAATTATTAAGATGAGTTTATTTAAAGAAAGAAATCATTACAAACCGTTTGAATACCCATGGGCTTTTGACGCTTATGACGCACAACAAAAAATGCACTGGCTTCCTAGTGAAGTACCGTTGCATGAAGATATTAGAGACTGGAATGAAAAATTAACTCTTAAAGAAAAGAACTTAATTAATCAAATATTAAAATTCTTTACTCAAGGTGATGTAGATGTCGCTAGAGCGTATGTAGATACCTACCTTCCTAAATTTAAAGCACCTGAAATAAGAATGATGCTAACAACTATTGCTTCTAATGAGGCTATTCATGCTCATGCTTATTCATTATTAAATGATACTATTGGAACGCCTGAACTTACAAATTATCAAGCCTTTCAAGAATATAAAGAAATGGCAGATAAACACAATTATTTATTTAAAGATAAAGGTAAAGGACTAGAAGGACTGGCTAGAGATATGGCTTGTTTTTCTGCTTTTGGCGAAGGCTTACAGCTATTCGCTTCCTTTGTCATGCTATTAAATTTTCAAAGATTCGGAAAGATGAAAGGAATGTGTCAGATAGTAACATGGTCTATTAGAGATGAGACTCATCATGTTGAAAGTATGATTAAATTATTTCATTCCTTAATTGATGAAAATAAAAAAATATGGAATGATAAATTCAAAAAAACTTTATATCAAATATGTAGAGATATGGTTACCCTAGAAGATAAATTTATAGATTTAGCTTTTGAAATGGGTGGCGTAGAAGGCTTAGAGTCTAAACAAGTCAAACAATATATTCGACACATTGCTGATAGAAGACTGTTGCAATTAGGATTAAAACCTAATTTTAAAGCTAAAACTAACCCCTTACCTTGGCTAGATTGGGTGTTAAATGGCGTAGAACACGCTAATTTCTTCGAAAACAGAGCAACAGAATATACAAAAGGAAACCTAACAGGGCAGCTATGGTCTTAATAGTCCCCATATTAGAAGGAAATAGATATGAAACAAAATGAAAATAATCAAAATCCTTTAGAGGAGATTCAATTACCATACACGGTAGATGAACTTATAAAAGTTTTGGATAAGATTTATCCTGACCGTTCACCTTCATTAAAAGATAATGAGCGTGAAGTTTGGTTCAAGGCAGGTCAAAGAAGTGTAGTTAATTGGTTAATCGAACTTAAAAAACGTAGTGAAGATAATTTATTAGGGGGATAATAATATGTGCATAGGTGGAACACAAGTGCCGCAGCAAAAGTTTGCTGTTAGACCAGACCCCAATTTAACGTATGTTAAAGGGAATATTGAAGACCCTTTATCAGACCCTTTTGTTCAAAAAGATACTTCACCTATTAAGGTTGCGAAGAAGTCGTCAGTAACTCAGTCTTCTTCAAACGATTTAAACATTTCGAGTTATACTTAATTAAATGAAAGGAGTCCAATATGTGTTTTGGTGGTGGTGCTAAACCGATTGTTCAACAAGCGGCAAAAGTTCCAGTGAGAGCAATGAATGTGGCTGAAGAATTAGCCCCAACAATTGAATTATCTTCTGAAGATGCTTTAGAATTAGCGAAGAAGAAAAAATCTAAGAAGGGAACATTAGCTATGCAAACAGACCTAAATATTATTTCAGGCACGTCAGACGTTAATACAGGTTAAGGTAGAAACAGATGGCTAAAGAAATTATGGGTTTTGATGTAAACGATAAAGCTGAAAGCCGATACAATTCTCTATCTGAAATTAGAAATCATTACTTAAAAAGAAGTAGAGAATGCTCTGAATTAACAATACCAACTCTTATACCAGAAGATTATCAAACACAATCAAGTGACTTCTACAGTCCTTTTCAATCAGTAGGTAGTCGAGGTGTCAACAACCTTGCTTCAAAATTACTCCTACTATTACTCCCCCCAAATCAACCTTTTTTCCGTTTAGCAATTCAAGGAAAAGCTAAACAACAAGTTGACTTACAACCTCAACTTAAAACAGCGATAGAAAAAGCATTCGCTGGAATTGAACGTGATGTCATGGCTAAAATTGAAGCTTTGGCTATTCGTGTTCCTGCATTTGAAGCTATCAAACATTTAATTGTTGGTGGTAATGTACTTTGTTATATTCCAAAAGAAGGAACTATGAGAGTATATGGTTTAAATCAATATGTATGTAAAAGGGACGGTGAAGGAAATATTTTAGAAATAGTTATAAAAGAAAGTGTTTCTCTTTTATCTTTAGATGAAGAAGTTAGAGAACAAATAATAAATGCAATGTCTAAGAAAGACGTTAAGTCTAATACTAATTGCGATTTATATACTCATATTTATAAACTACCAGATGACAAATTTTATGTATGTCAAGAAGCTAAAGGAATAAAAATTCCATCTTCAATTGGAATATATAATTCAGACCGTTTACCTTTCTTACCTTTAAGAATGGTGAGAGTTGACGGTGAAGATTATGGACGTTCTTATGTTGAAGAATATATTGGTGACTTAAAATCTTTAGAAGGATTATCACAATCACTTGTAGAAAGTGCTGCGGCTTCTTCTAAAATGGTTTTTATGGTTAAACCAAACTCTACTACAAAGAAAAGAGATTTAGCAATTGCACGTAATGGTGATATTATAACTGGAAATGATGATGATGTTTCAGTTTTACAAGCAAACAAATTTTATGATTTACAAACTGTAGAGAAAGCAGTTACAAGACTAGAAGAAAGAATGGCTTATGCTTTCTTATTAAACACAGCTATTCAGCGTCAAGCTGAACGTGTAACGGCTCAGGAAATTCGTTACATGGCAAATGAATTAGAAACAGCAATGGGTGGTATTTATTCTTTATTGTCACAAGAATTACAATTACCTCTTGTTAATTTACTAATGGTAAGAATGGGAAGTAAAAATGAAATTCCTAAATTACCTAAAGGTTCTGTAAGACCAACTATTATTACAGGTATAGAAGCCCTGGGACGTGGAAATGATTTACAGAAACTTAGAGAGTTTGTTGCAGAAATAGGACAACTTGCTCAAATCAATCCTCAAGTTGTTCAATTATTAAATCCTATGGATTTGATTCAAAGATTAGCAACAGCACAAGGAATTGATACGGAAGGTTTGATAAAGACTCCTGAACAATTACAAGCCGAACAAGAACAAGCAGCAATGCAACAACAGCAACAACAAATGGCTGATACTGCTCAAGCAGTCGCACCAAAAGTTGCTGACAATTATACGAAACCAACACAGTAAAGGAGTAAAAACTTATGGTTGATAAAGTCGAAATAAATGAAGGACAAACAGGGGCAGAATCCCCTAAAGAAGACGCAAAGCCAGTATTAAAAGAAGAGCCAAAGAGTGAGCGACCTGAATGGCTTCCTGGTAAATTTAAATCGCCTGAAGAAATGGCGAAAGCTTATGGAGAGTTAGAAGTAAAACTTAGTAAAAGTTCTGAAGAACAAACTAAAGTTGAAGAACAGCCTGATAAAAAAGAAGGCGACTTATCTATAGACAAAGACGCTCAAAAAGCTGTTGAAAGTGCTGGATTAAATCTAGAAACTTTACAACAGGAATATAATAGTGAAGGACAATTAGCTGAAAAATCTTATCAATCTTTAGAAAAAGCAGGTATTCCAAAAGATTACGTAGACGCTTTTATTAAAGGACAAGAAGCAATTGCTACACAAACTTCTAATACATTAAAACAAGAAGTTGGTGGTTCTGAAAATTATAAGGCAATGATGGAATGGGCTGGAAATAATTTATCTGAAGCTGAACAAACTTCTTATAATAATACGGTTAACAGTAAAGACATTGAAGCTACTCGTTTAGCAATTCAAGGTCTTAATGCTCGTTACAAAAATAGTGAAGGAATAGACCCTAACTTACAATCTGGTGATAAACCTACAGGGGCGAATGCACCTGGATTTAGGTCATGGGGTGAAGTTACGGCTGCAATGTCTGACGAAAGATATTCAAAAGATGAAGCTTATCGTTCAGATATTCAAGCTAAATTGAAAAACAGTAGGTTATAATATGTTTTTATACGCATTGAAAAAAAAGTATGAAGCAGAGATTGCTGAACATACTTCGGTTGTTGATACTTACTTAAAAAATCCAGTAGGTATTCCTGACCACGATAATATTCTTGACACAATTAAAAATAGATATGATAAATTAACTGTATCTACTTTAGCGTTAAAGAATATAAATGACCTTCTTGATAAGGCTCAAGAAGCTGAGAAAAAAGATAAAAAATAAATACAGAAAGGAGAAAATATGTTTAAATTTAATACAGATATTCCAACTTACGCAGAATGGAAAGTTCAAATTGAAAAATTCTTAAAAGAACAACCTGAACAAGCTAAGAAATATCAAGAACAAATTCAAAAGTTTTGGAAAGATTTTTGGGAAGATACATTTAAAATAAAATAATAAAGGATAATACAATGGCAAAAAAGAAAAAAAAGAAAAAAGATAAGAAGAAAAAGAACAAGAAGAAGAAAAGATAGTTGTGTTACCTTTTCAGGTAGCAACTGCCAAGTGCAAATAAGTAGATTAAACTGACCTTCTCGAGGGAAGACAATCTTTATTAAGAAGCTGAAAGTGCAAGGCTTTTATTAACAATAACCATAAATATAAAAAGGAGAAATAATTATGGCAGCATCAACACCGGCGTCAATAGGACGAGTAAACGCTGCAGGTGCAGAAGACGCATTGTTTCTGAAAGTTTTCGCTGGAGAAGTTTTAACTTCTTTCGAGAGAGCTTCAAAAACTGCTGGTTCAGATTTAGTGAGAACTATATCTAGCGGCAAGAGTGCAACCTTCCCAGTTATGGGTAGAATTGACTCAGCGTATCACACACCTGGAGCAGAAATACTTGGTTCAGACGTCAATCACAACGAGAAGGTTATTACAATTAATGACCTTTTAGTTTCTAGTGTATTTTTATCAAATATCGAAGAAGCAAAAAACCATTGGGACGTAAGAAATGCGTACTCTGCTGAAAGAAATGCGTACTCTGCTGAAATTGGCAGGGCTTTAGCATACGCTAAAGATAGACATATCTTAATAAACATTGGTAGAGCTTCTCTTGGTACAGCAAATGTAGGTGACACAAGTTATCCTGCAGGAACTACACTAACAAACACGACAATAGCAAGTGCAACTGCGGCTGATAGTGCGAATGCGTTCATTACTGAACTATTCAATTCGGCTAAAACTTTAGACGACAACTACGTTCCTAGTGAAGGTAGAAGATGTTTTCTAAAACCGGAAATGTACTACAAGTTGGCAAATGCGACTAATGCAGTAAATGTAGACTTTAGAGGTCTAGGTTCTATTGCAGAGGGTAAAGTGCAGAAAATTGCAGGAATTGAATTAGTTCCTGTTGCTCACTTTACAGACTTCCATGTAACGGCTGGAGTAGCTGTAGGTTCTTACGCACAAGGTGGAACAACACCTTATACTGTAAACCTATCTGACTACGTTGGCTTGGTAAGTCACCCAAGTGCTGTTGGTACGGTTAAACTTATGGACTTGGCTGTGGAATCAGACTATGATATTCGTAGACAAGGAACGCTAATGGTAGCGAAATACGCTATGGGACATGATGTCCTTAGACCAGAAGCGGCTGTAGGAATTAAAGACGCATAATAGCTTCTTTATTGTACTATACAATACAAATAGATTGAGGGGAGAAATCCCCTCAGTCTTATCTCGCTTATAGAAAGGAGAAAAATATGACGTTAGACTTAACGCCTTTCAGAAATTTTACAGTAGGATTTGATTCTCTGTTTGATGAACTGGAAAATTATAAACCAATAAACTATCCACCATATAATATATCAAAGATTAAAGATGGTGAGTATAAAGTGGAAATGGCAATTGCAGGTTTTACTAAAAAAGATGTAACGGTAACTGCCAAGGAAAATATCTTAGCCGTAAACGGTAAGAAGGAAAAATCGGAATCCGACTTCCTTTATAAAGGTATTGGTGAAAGGTCTTTCTCTCAAACTTTTAGATTAGCTGAATATATGTTTATAGAAAAAGCTGAAATGAAAGATGGTATCTTACGGATTTTCTTGAAACAAGAACTTCCTGAAGAGAAAAAAGAGAAGATTATACAAATCACTTAAATTGGAAATTTAGACTGAAAGGGGCTTTTTGCCCCTTTTGGTTAAAATAAATCTTCCATAGAAGCACGTAGATTAAGATTAGAGGGGTCACGTGACCCTAAGTACCCCCTAAATTAAGGAGAAATTAATGGCAACACAAATAACTGCAACTACTGAATTACAGGCTATAAATACAATATTAAGTTTTATTGGTGAAGCACCTGTATCAAGTATTACAGGAAATATTGGAACAGACGTGGCTGTCGCTAAACAGATTTTAGATGAAAGTTCTCTAAGCATACAAACTCAAGGTTGGTTCTTTAATAGAGAATTAGAAGTAACTCAAGCTAGAGATACTGATAATAAAGTACCTCTTGAAACTAACTGTGTAGCAATTGAACCTTCTGCCCCTTATCAATATCAATATTCTTATACTATAAGAGACGGATTTTTATATGACTTAAAAAATCATACAAATGTTTTCGCAACGGCACCAGTTCAAATTGATAAAACTATGATTCAACAGTTTGAACATCTTCCTGAATATGCAAGACGATACATCACTATTAAAGCAGCTCGAAGATTTGCTGCAAGATATATTGGTGCAGATTCTTTAGTTAAATTAGCTTCGCTTGATGAACAAGAATCTCACGTAGCTTTTGAACAAGCTGACTCTAGAGCAATGGACGCAAATATACTTAAAGATGAGTATAATTTGAATTACATTGTTAATAGAGGATTTAAGCGTTCAAGTAGGTAATCATGTCTGTAGTATCACAATCAATCCCAAATCTGATTAACGGTATCAGTCAACAAAATCCTGTACAAAGAAATGTAGGACAAGCTGAAAGCCAAATTAATTTTCAATCAAATATAATTGATGGTCTGTCTAAAAGACCCCCAACAGAATTTGTTAAAAACTTATTAGCTTCAACTGTCTTTCCAAATAATTGTGCAATTCATTGGATTAACCGTGATAGTTCAAATCAATATGTCGCTGTATTTACTAATGGTGCTGTTAAAGTATATGACCTAGCAGGAAATGAAAAAACTGTAACTATGGGTACAGGTGCAGCAACTTATTTAACAACAACAAGTCCTTTAGAAAATTTAAAGTTTGTAAATATTGCAGACTATACATTTGTCGCCAACAAAGCAATTACTGTAGCTGAAGATTCAACAACAACAGCAGCTAAAGTACAAGAATTTTTATGTTATGTAAAAAGTTCTCAATATGGCAGACAATATAGTGTTACATTAAATCACTCTGCTTGGACTTATCCAATAGAAGTTTTATTTCAAATGCCTACAGGCAATGACGCTGCAACAGATAGTAAATTTAGAGATACTGAAAAGATTGCTCATATATTATTATATGGAACAGGGTCAGCACATTGGAACGGTTCAGCAGATGGAATTGGATTTAAAACTATAAGAACTGATACAGGGGCTACATTAAGTACGTCTGAAGGATTGGCAAATTATAGTGGAATTACAGGAACATTTACGCCAACTCAATTTGGTAACACAATTTACATGACTTGTGCTAGTGGAACATTTACAGTATCAACTACTGATGGTTTCGGTAACCAAGCTATGTACGCTATTAAAGATTCTATAAATGATTTTGCAGACTTACCTTACTATGCAAAAACAGATATGATATTACAAATTACAGGTGATGAAGGTGATACACTTTCAGATTACTATGTAAAATTTACTGGCAGCGGTGTATGGAGTGAAACAATCGGACCGGGTGTTAAAGTTGGATTAGATGATTCAACAATGCCGTTTGCTTTAATTAATAATAATGACGGAACATTCAGTATGGATAAACAAACTTATACTGATAGAGTATGTGGTGATGAAGATACAAACTCAGCACCAAGTTTTGTAGGACAAACAATTAATAATTTAACTTTCTTCCAAAACAGATTAGGAATTATTTCAAATCAAAATTTAATATTATCAGAAAATGCAGCATATTATAATTTCTATGCAACAACAGGTACAGATGTTTTAGATACTGACCCTATTGATATTGCTGCGGCTGGAACAACCGTTAATAAACTTTATAATTCTATAGACTTTAATGAACAGTTATTATTATTCTCAGAAGAATCACAATATATTTTAGAATCTATAGGAGAAAGTGTAACTCCAACAACAGCTACATTAACTAAAACAAGTCAATTTAATCACGCACTAAAAGTTGCACCTAAATCAGCAGGTAAATTTGTTTACTTTGCTCAAAGAAGAAATGATAAAACAGCAGTAACAGAATACTTTGCTGATGATGATACTTTAACAAATGACGGAATAGATGTAACTATTGGAGTTCAAAAATTAATTCCTGATAATGCTTTTAAACTAATTGCAAACAATGTCGAAGATACTTTATTTGTATTAACACACGACACTTTAGACGCAGTAAATAGTACAGCTTACACACCTGGAAGTGCTGTAACTTCAACTAATGCAAATACTTTAAATGTTTATAAATATTTCTTTGACGCTGATAAAAAAGTACAATCTTCTTGGTCAACTTGGACTTTGAATAATTGTCAAATATTATCGGCTGAAGCTTTTGACGCTAATTTATATCTTGTTGTTAATGAAAATAAAAATACAAAATTATTAAAAATAGATTTAAGAAATCCTGCGTATGGTTCATTAACACATAATTTACACATGGATTTTAGAACAAGTGCCTTAACAGGAGTTTATGATAGTGCAACAGATTTAACTACATTTACTATGCCTTATAGTGTCAATCAAACTTTAAGAGCCGTTGATACAACTAACGGAACAAATCATACTATTACA